GAGGCCGCCCTCGGGAAGCTGGCCTTGGTCCGATACTTGAGGACGCCGGCCCGCTCGGCGTACAGGTAGCCGTTGAAGCTGTCGGCGGCCAGCAGAGCGTCGGTCCACCCTGCACGGGCAAGGTTTGTCGCCTGCAGCGACTCCAGAGCGTCGACCTGAAAGTCACGCAGGTCGTCGGCGAGGCCGACGTTGTCAAAGATCCGGTCCAGCCGGGCGGCGACGGTGTCGCCCGTGCCCTGCTCTGGTGACTCTGGCTTGTCGGCGGCGGCGAGCACCCCGACGATGTCGTTGCAGGTCACGCTGACCGTCGACGTCGTCGTGCCACGACCGGGATAGGTGACATCCCAGCGGTTGACGTAGCCGACGAACAACGGATAGACGACGTTGCGGTACAGCGCCTCAACCTTCACGGGGAGGCTTGGACGCAGCTGTGAGACGCCGCCGATGAAGTACGGCGAGTTCGTATTCGTCGGGTCGTAGCGGCCGTCCTGATTTAGCAGGCTGAAACTCGCCGTCCCGGCCTCGTAGCGGAAGTACGGCCCTTGCGACCGAGTGGACCCACGGTTGATCGTGACGCCTTGATCTAGAAGATCGCCAGTGACCGACTCCCACACAAATCCGATGTCGTCGCCGAGGGTGGCGTCGTCGAGGATGCCACGGTCGGGGTCGTCGAGGATCAGCGACTCGGATTCGCCACTGGTCCCGATGAACACCTGCAGATACGGCCACGCCTCGCTCGGCGGGCCGTAGGTGCCGGTGCCGTAACGGTCGATCCCGTACAGGCCCACGGGTCAAACCATTCGGACGGCGACGCTGTGGCCGAGGGTCCGCTGCACATACGTCGTGCCCGACGTGAAGTTCGTGAGTGCACCGGTGACACCGCTCACTGCGAGCACCGTTGAGGATGCGCCCATGATCTCGTTGAAGTTTGTCGAGCTGCCGGCGTGCACCGAAAAGTGACCTGACGACCCACGGGACGTGGTGGGCATCGTGCCCGACCCCTGCGAGACTGCTGCCAGGTAGTAGCGGCCACGGCCGAGCGACACGGTGATCGACTCGCCGGCGACGCTCGCAGAGTTGACCACGGTTCCGTCCTGGGTGACCTCAGACCCGGCGACGAGCGTCGAGGGCATCCCGTTGGAGTCCGAGTTGTAGATGCCCATACGGACGACCGTGGACGCAGCGCCAGCGGTGGTGTCGACGTAGGTCCCGATCCGATCGAACGTCGTTGAGCGCACCAGCACCATCGGCCACAACGACAGCAGGCCCGCAGTAATGGTGCCTGCACTTGTGAACGTGCGGGCGGCGTTCCACCAGGCGTTCGCTTGGTACGGCACACCGATGCCAGCGAGCACGTCGCCCGGGTCCTCGCCGAGCTCGTCGTAGATCGACTTGACGTGGTCGCCCTCAATGATATTGCCGTTGACGAAGATTGACGAGCGGTTCGTATGGTTCGACGAGTAGCTCACGCTGCCCTCCAGGTCACGCCGTTGCGCTGCTCATACGCCTTGATCGTATCGACCACGACCCGACCGATCTCGGCGGGGTCGCCGACACCTGCGGAGACGTTGACGACAATGGACTGGCCGGTCGGTGCAGCCATGAACGACTGCGGCGTGCTGGCGGTCGGTGCGGCCGGGTTGATAGTTGCGCTCACCTGCGGGGCCATGCCGTTGAGCAAGGACCGCACGTTGAGCCAGCCGGTCTCCAAGCCTCGCTCGAGACCGCCCATGATCGCCTCACCGGCCGGATAGAGAAGCTTCGCATCCTTGTCCAGCGGACCCTTCCAGCTCGGGATCATTTTGGTGATGTTAGACAGCGTGCTCTTGACCCCTTCCCACGCCGCTGAGATACCACGACCCAAGCCTTCAATGACTGCCTTGCCAGCGTTGTACAGCAAGTTGCCGAGGCTGCCGAGAGCACCTGTGATGCGTCCGGGGATGCCGGAGACGAACCCAACGATCCCGTTAAAGGCGCTACTAACTGCGTTCCTCATGCCCTGCAGAGGGCCATTCCAGACGCTCGTGAAGAACCCACCGATCCCAGATATGAGCCCACGGATGACGTTGACAGCCCCGGTGATGACGGAGGTGATCGCGTTCCACGCTCCGACGGCGATGTTTCGCAGTCCGTCGAGTGCGCCTCGCCAGTCGCCAGTCAGGATGCCAGTGAAGAACTGGAAGATGCCACGGATGACCTGCAGCGCACCTTCGATCACGCCCCGAATGGCATTGAACACGGCCGACGCCACAGTCCGCAAGGCTTGGAACGCTCCGTCCCACACTGCACGGATGAACCCGAGGGCAACCTGAATGTAGCCTCGAATCACGGTCATCGCTACAGAGACGATCGGCTGAATGGCGTTCCACACCACTCGCACGATCTGGAGCAACCGCTGATTGGCGATGATGATGAAGTCCAGCGCCGCCGACAGGGTTGGGGCGACGTTCGTGTTAAACCATCGAGCAGCCTGTCCGGCCTTCTCGGTAATCCAGTCCCACGCCTGCTGGATGGCTCCCCACAGCTGGATGTGAGCGGCGATGACGTCCTGCACGGCCGTGACGATCCGTGGAAATACCTCGTCACGGATGAACTCAAACGCTTGCACAAGCTTCGGGACGACGTTGTCGACGAACCAGTTAAACGCTGCGATGAGGCCGTCACGGACCGCCGAAACGACGCCGTTGACCCACTCTCGGAATCCCTCGTTGGTTTTGTAGAAGTAGACGAATGCAGCGACGAGCGCAGCGATGGCGGCGACGACGAGCCCGACGGGTGAGGCGATGAACCCGATGGCGGTGGCGAGGAGACCGGCGACATAGATTACCGGGCCGAGAGCAGCGACAACGACGCCGGCGATGACGATGACTTTCTGGATGGTCGGGTCGAGACCTTGGAACTTCTGCGCTAGGTCGGAGACGAACTGTGCGGCCTTGGTCACGAACGGCAGCAGCACCGTGCCGAGGGTGGTGGCCGTGTCTTTGAGCGCCGCCATCATCGTGCGCTGCGCGTTGGTGGCACCCTCGGCGTTGCGACCGTAGTCGCCCTGCACGATCGACGCCTGGTCGGTGATGAGCGCCAGAGTCGCCATCTGCTTCTCTTGAGCAGACAGCGTCCCTTTAACCTCTTTGCCGGTCATCTCGAACAGCTTTTGTTTCAGAGCTGCGTCGTTGATGATGATGCCGTACCGCTTGAGTGGCTCAAACTCGCCGGTCAGGGACGAGCCGAGCGCCTGCGCTGCCTCGTCTACGCTGCCGCCGAACGCGGAGGCGAAGTCGCCAGCCAGCTGCACGAGGTTCTGCGACGTGGTCGCAGCGGTCTCTTCCGACATGCCGCCGATCTGACGCAGTCGGATGCCCATCTGGCTGGCCCACTCAATCGCATCGCCGCTGGACAAACCGAACGCACGAGCCGAGTTCTGTGCCCATGCGTCCATCTGGCCGGCCATTGAGCCAAACACCTGTTGGCTCATTGCCTGAGCGTCCTCAAGCTCGCCCGCCCATTTTACCGCCACGGCCATGCCACCGACGATTGGGAGCGTGAGACCGAGGGTCATCGTCTGGCCGACGTCTCGGAGCTTGCTCCCGACGGCCTGCATCTTCGACGAGAACCCGGCAAGCTGGCCTTCGGCCTGGCTGAGAGCGCCCCGGAGCTGTTGGGCGTCACCAGTGATAACGACCTTGACCTCATTCTTCGCCATTGAGAGGTCACTCCTTCGGGGACACCATGAAGCTCGCGCCGATAGGCGGGCACTTGCTCAGGCGGTTCAGGAACTCGTGCAGCTCACCGTAGGTCAGGTCGTCGACGTCGCTAGGACGTAGGCCGAACCAGTGCGCGAGCTCAGGAAGGTGCCGCCTCAGTTGGCGGCGATGGCTTCCGGGCGGTCGATCTCCTCGGCGTCGTCGCCGTCCTCGTCGACCAGCATCTCGATCTCGGACGCCAAGCCCATGTGGCTGGCGACCTCGTCGAACGTCACGACGTCGCCGTTGGCGATGCGGGACAGGAACACCAGCGCCGCAATGTGGAAACCTGCCGGGGCCTCGCTCACCTCCTGAATGACCTTGAGCAGTCGCAGTCCGCCGCTCTGGTTGTAGAGCTCAAGCTCGTGCTTCGCCGAGATGTCCGAGAGGTTGAACGGGTAGCGGACGCCGTCGACCATGAACGTCATTGAGACATCGGACGGCTTGGCGGGGCGCGGCTGTGGTGGTGGCATGGTGGTCCCTTCGGTTAGTTGACTTACTCCCAGTCGAGGCCCAGGGCCTCGGCGGCGCTCCGCATCTCCTCGATGAACGTCTCGATGATGTCGTCACGCCCGGAGGCGATGACTTCGGCGATGACGTACGGGCCGGTGCCCATCTCAAGGTTCCAGTCGTTGCCGACCCAGTCGGGGAACTGCTTGTATCGGTTTGACCCCATGAACGCACCAATGCCGAACGGCACCGACGCAGTGTTGCGGATGGCGAGCTGCGATTCTTTGGTCGTGCCCTTGCCAAGAAGCGCCTTGGCGGCTTTGACCTGCTGGCGTGTGCCACGCCCACGGGAACGTCCCTCAACGAGCTTGGCGACGTTGCGGTGCGCCTTGCGGAGAGCGTTGCCCGAGCCCTCCACGCCCATGCGCCGCATCTTGGTGCGAAGCTCTTTCGCACCGACAATCTCGATCTCGGCGCGAGGCACGGGTTAGGCCGTGGCGTCGACGCTGGTGTAGGTCACCCTGATCGGCTCGTTGGTGCCGTCGTCGAGGACCATGCCCTCAATGGACTGCATGAGCATCTCGGTGCCGCCGACGTTGGTCGCAGCGTTGGTGATGTCGACCTCCTCGAGCGTGACGACGACGCTCGGGAACACGCCGGTGGTGATCGCCGTCGGGCCGTTGGCCGTGAACACGACCGTGGCCCGGCTGCTGGCCGCCGTGGTGGCGATGAACCGCTGGTACTGCGTGAGGCTGTCGAAGTCGGCGTCGAAGCTGACGGTGATCTCGGGGAAGTCCGACCGCGGCGCCTTGTCCCGTCGAGTGTTGGCTCGCAGGTAGTGACGGTCGGTGGTGAGGTTGTTGTTGCAGCTCAGGGTGAAGCTCTTAACCGGGACGCTGGTACCCTCAACGGTGACCGATGCGCCGGCCCACGTCAGCGGCTCCAACCCGGTCGGGTACGACGCCGAGGCGAGTGCCGTGCCGGTCGTGCCGTCCTCGGCGACGATCTCGGCCGAGAACTTGAGGTATTCGTCGACCGAGAGCGAGAGCTCCCAACTGTTGATCTGGCAGCCCTCCCAGGTGAACGCCTGGTCGGTCGCAGCGCACGGGGCGAACGGCCGGTTGACCTGCATCGTGAAGCTCTGCGGGCACTCGTCGGGGTCGACGGTGCCGACGTGCTGGTACGCGCCGCCGGTCGGGCCGGTGGTTGTCACGGTGCCGAGCGCACGCTTGAGCCAAATGCCGAAGCCTTTGGACTGGATCGGGACCTCAATCGACCCGGCGAAGCCGAGCAGTCCGGGGAGGTACTCGTCGGTGCGGTGCGTGCGCTTGCCTGCACGCAGCGCCGGCGTCCGGGTGCGGAACGTCTCGGGCTGGATGTTCTCCGAGATGAACGGGATGAACCGATCGACGACGACGGCGGTGCCGTAGGTGGTTTCGTCCTTGGTGCCGAGTTGTGACTCGATGGGCATGACTCAGTCCTCCTGGGACTTGGGGTTCTTGGTTGCGGGCTTCCAGTTGTCAGGCTGCTCCAGCAGCGACTCGGCCAGCTGATCGCCGACCTCGATGGTCCCTTCGCTCTTGACGTCGGCCCACTTGTTTGGGGCCACTTCGATCTCGACCTCGTCGTGCGGGCCGATGTAGGTGAGCTTCTTCACGTCACTCCTCAGGTGATTCGGACAACGATGTCGACGTTGACCCGCATGGCACAGCCGACGCCTTCGGCGTTCCACCAGCGGTTCGGGCCGTCCACACGACCGATGACGGCGTGGACGACGCCGTCAAGGCCGTCTGCGTTGACTCGGGCCTCGAGCCTCGGGTGATCGGCGATCGTGTTGCGGACGAGCTCGGCAAGGTGCTGGCAGCGGACGTCGACGTCGGCGAAGTCGGGCGCACCAGGGTCCCAGGCGATGCACAGCAGCTCCACGCTGAAACTGTCGTCGTAGTGCTTGCGCCCAGCGGTCATGTGCGGGACGACGAGCTCACCCTCGACGTCACCGATGACGATAAGCGCCTCCTGCTGCGGGTCACGCGGCGGGCCGGTGGTGATCGTCAGGTCGTGGTCGCTGTTCAGATCCTCAAGCAGCGACCGAAGCCGAGCGAGCGCTTCGACCCGTGCGAAGCCGATAGTGCTCACGCGAAGCCCATCCTCGGGTAGCCGTAGGCGTGGATCGCAGCATCGAGGTTGAGCTGGCCCGTGTAGCGCCCTGCGGCAAAGTCGGCGGTGGAGAAGCGGACGGTGAGGCCGTCGGCGGTCTGCTCCCACAAACGATCTGATGGGGACTGAGCGCCTCGTGCGAGGACCTCGGACCGGATCGCCTTGCGGATCTCCCGCACCAGCTTCGCCGGCGGCCGGTCGTGGCCGTGCGTGAACTTCACCACGACCGGGTCGGCCCAACTGAACGAGAGTCCGCTGGTGCGGCGCAAAACGTCGCCGTCGAGCAGGTCGAGGTCGGTGAGGGTCTGCGTGACGCCGTCGACGGTCAGGGCGGTGATGGCCCGCACCCGATTGGTTCGCAGCACGAGCGTGTTGGTGCCGTCGCCGGTGTGGCTCTCGCTGCCGTAACGAGACACGAACGCCACGTTGGCGACCTCCTCGACGTAGCCCTCGACCTCGTCACGAATGTCGGCCAGCAGGCTGTCGGGGTAGCGACTGGAGTCGCCCAACTGCGGTTCCTCCCGCAACGTCCCGATCGTGACGTAGTGCGAGCCGACGACCTCGACGGTGAACGTCTGGTGCGTTGCCAGGCCGTCGACCGTGGCCGACACCTTGACCGTCAGGTCGTCGATGACGTCGGTGTGATGCGTGGCGTTGAGCGTCACGCGCACCCGGTCACCGATGACCGAGGTCGTCGGGGCCGTGGAGATGACTGCGCCGGTCGAGGCACGGGTGGCGGTGGCCGACACCGATGACGGCGTCGAGTCGAACGGGTCGGTGAGGACCACGGTAGCGGCCCCGAGCTGCACTCTCACACGGGCCTCCTCAAACCAGCTCGGGCTGTCGCCAGAAGAACACAGTAGCGACGATGGCGGGCAGCCACCATGCGGACGGGATGACGTCGGTGGCGGCGAGCGCCATGACGGGGCCGGCGGCGTTGGCGAGCAGCCGGACGGTGTCGGTGGCGACGAGCAGCTGACCGTGCGCTAGGACAAGCGTCGCGAGAACCTGCGGTGTCGGGGCGATGAGTGCAGCGAGCGTCGCGCCCCACGGCACGACGAACAGCCACGCGTCCCGCCAGCGTCCCGCACGATGCTCGAGGGCGCTGGCGATCGGATGGTCGTGAACCCGCTTGAGTGCGGGCATGGCAGTCACCGGGTCAAGGTCGGAAGTGCGAACCAGGGCGATGATGACGCTCGGGATGAGCGCCAGCAGCGCCCACGGTGTCCACGCCCATAACGCGATCCAGATCGGTGCCTGTTCCCTGATCGTGACGGCGAGAACGGCGATCACGACGCCGAGGATCGGCAGGTCGTGGGCGAACGCTGCGGCGGCCCACAGCGACACCGCCAGGCACGGCAGGTCGACGCCGACGGGTCGGGCGACGGACGGGCCCAGCACGCCCGGCAGGGCCAGCAGGAGCGCCGCTACGACGACTGACTGTGTCGGTGTGGCACCCATGCCCCACGCCCAGCACACAGCGCCTGAGGCGGCCAGCGGCCACGAGGCGAACCACACGAACCACCAGCGTCGGAGGTCGGTGCGGCACAGCCACGGCAGCAGCGGTCGCAGGTGGAACGGTCGCGCCACCAACTCGCCGGAACCGGCGATCAGGTAGCGCCGGGCGTCAGGTCCGAGCCTTGGCACGACGCTGCGTCCGGTTGCCGGTCGGCTGTTCGGCGGGCTCCTCAAGCTCGCCGTTGGCTTCCATCTGTGCGAGCACCTGCGCCATCACGAGATGCTGGTCGAAGATGCGCTCGTCGACCCAGATGTCTTTGAGGTGGTTCGTCTTGAGGCCGGTGTCGACGTGGATCGGGAAACCCTTGGCGGTAGCCCTGACGCAGAAACTGATGTCCTCGCCGAGGCGCTTGCCGTCGGAGCCACGCAGCCGATCAAACCACTCGCCTTCGCTGTCAGCGGTTTCGGCGATCGCCTCCATGACGGAGCGGTGGATCAGCAGGGACCCGGTGCCGGTGCCGGCGACCTGGATGACCTCATCACGGGGCCACTCGGCTTTGCCGGTGAATCGCTTGTGACCGTCCTCGTGCTCGATCCAGTCGTAGATCGTCGGACGTGGCACGCAGTAGAAGCCGTTGAGGCCGTCGAGGGTTGTCTCCTTCCAGGCGAAGCAGAGCGCCCCGACGATCGGACGGTCGGTCGGGTCGGCGACCTTGAGCAGTCGGTCAAGGTGCCACGGGGCGAACCCCATGTCCACGTCCTGCCACCACATCCACTCAACCTTTGAGTCGAGCTCAAGGAAGTCGTGCGTGATCTGGTTGCGGGCCTCTACCAGTCCACCAGCGCCGCAGCGCATTGCAAGCCACGGGCCGAGCCGCTGGCCGTTGGCGAAGTCGTAAGCCAGGAAGTGCGAGAAGGACTGGTGGAAGTTGTGGCCGACGTCGTTCGGGTGCGGGTAGCAGATGGCTACGTCATGACGCACGCTTGGTGCTCCGCTTCTCGCCCGGTGCCTTCGATGCCGACTCGACGACGTAGCCCCGCACGACTGGCGGGGCCTCGACGAACAGCTCGGGGTTGGCTTTGACGAACGGGTCGCTGGCGTGCCACACCTCGCCACGACTGAGGGCGACCTTCTGGCCCTCCCAGTACATCACGCCGGTGCTGGTGGCGTAGCGGTAGTTGCTCATCTTGTGGTCCCTTCTCTCTAGCGATCGGTGGCGACGTCGGGGGTCGGACGCGCGCGAGCACGCCCGACCCCTTCGGTCACAGGTGAGGTGTCAAACCTCAGGTGTTCTGCAGCAGGCGGAACGCCAAGTCGTCGACGCTGTTCGCACCGACCCGCTTGTACGCGAACCAGCCACGCTGGCCCGACGGCAGGTTGTTTGCCGTGGCGAACAGGTGCGGGACGAGCTCGACCGTGAGGCCGACGCGGTCGACGATGTAGTACTTCGAGAAGTCACCGACAGCGAGGATGTTGGCCGCGTCGGTGGTGCCGGTGAAGTCCGGGAAGTACGACGAGATCACGACCGGCCGTCCACGGAGCGTCGTGACCTGTCCGGTGAGGTCCACCGTCGAGTCTGCGCCGTAAGCGGAACCGAATGCCGAGATGTCGTTCGCCGTGTCGGAGCTCATCACCCAGGTGGCGTTGGCACGCGCCCGGTCCGGGAGTGCGCCCCAAACCTTGCGGATGTCGACCGCACCGAGGAGACCGTCGGTGGTGACGACGACCTCGACGTTGGTGTTGGCGTCGAGCGCCGTGATGATGCCGCGCGGCTGGCCGGTGCCGTTGCCCGTGGCGAACACGGACGACTCCAGCTCGTCGAGTCCGGCGGTCAGCAGCGTCGCCATCTCGTTGGCAAAGCCGGGGTAGTCGGCACCCACCTCGATGCTGTAGGGGATGAACCCGCGGGCCATCTTGGTGACGACCGAGGGCTGCGCGAGGACGGCGGTGTCGTCGGACACCTCGGCGGCCTCGTTGTCGAAGCTCCAGGTCACACCTGCCGAGCTCACGCCCTTCCACTCATCCGTCGTGATGGTCCGCACGGTGGCGATCTGACGGAACGGGTTGAGGCTCTGCTGGCCGGTGAGGATGATCGACGGGTCGATCAGCACCGGGACGCCGAAGCCACCGGCGGTGTCGGTGCCGATGCTGGCCGCGCGGAACTCGTCCCACGCCTGCAGCGCACGGCCCTCCTCCGGGGTGAACACGGGGGTGGTGCTGGTGACGGCCTTCTGCCACGCCGAGCGGTAGTGGTCGTTCTCGGTGAGGATCAGGCGGCGGGCGATGTTGTCGCCACGGAGCTCGGCGGTGTGGGAGCGCAGCAGCGTCTCCACCTTGTCGAGCTGCTCCGGTGCCAGACCGAGCTCGTCCTTGCGCTCCAGCGTCGCCAAGGCGATCGACCGGGCTTCGGCCGGCTTGAGGGTCGCCACGTCACGGTCGACGGTGTCGGCGTCCTCGGTGCGGCGCATGTACTGGACGGTCTCGGGGACGACCGCAGCGGCCTGCTGGCGGGCAGCGAGCGACTCGAGCTCGCCGACGCGCTCATGCACGGCGGTGATCTCGGCGTCGAGCTCGTCGACCTTGGAGCGGGCAGCGGCGAACGCCACGTCCTCGTCGGCGGTCAGGGCGGAGCGCTCCTCGGCCACGGCGGCCTCGGTCACTGCCTCCATCTCGGCGATGGCGGCGTCACGCTGCTCGGACAGGGTTGCGAGCTTGGCCCGCAGGATGTCGAGGTACTTCACGACAGTCTCCTTTTAGTGAGGTCTGAGAGGGCCTTGGCGACGAGCGTCGTGGCCCTCGGGGTGGTGGTGACCGTGACGTCGGGGCCGTCGGCCGCTGCGTTGGTCGGTGGGTTCTGCGCTGGGCCGTCGGCCGCTGGCAGTGATGCGATGACACGCTCGGCGACGTCGATGCCGACCCGCTCGGTGAAGCGGGCGACAAACATCGGGTCGCTGAGGGCGTCAAGGAACTCGTCGGTGCGGGACCGCAGCCCAGCCGTCGCCGAGGCGTAGGCGGGGAAGGTCACAGGACCGAACTCGAAGATTTCCAGGGCGGTGATGGACCGCTCCTCGAGGCGCTCGGGGTTGTGGCGGGTTGCCTTCGTCGGCGTCGTCCACTGCTCGTTGACGACCCGGAACCGGAACGACGCACCCAGCTGGCCGGCAGACAGCGCCGGGAGCAGCTCGTTGACGTAGCCGGCGTCGAACAGCTCGACCTCGTAGGCCGCGCCCTGTGCGTCCTCACGCAGCGCCAGCACCTGCCCGAGGGGCTTGTTGCCGATCTGCGGGTCACGGCCGTGGTCGTAGAGGACCCGGATGCCGTCACGCTTCGACTCGAAGGTGTCGGCGAACGCACCGGGCATGATCCGCTCGAGGAACCGGCCCTCGTAGGTGGAGTCGATCTCGGTCCACTGGTCGAACACTGCGAAGTGGCCGAACATGGTACGGCCCTCGGCGTCCTCGTCGACCGAGACGGCACGCTCCCAGGAAGCGGCACGCAGCAGGTTGTCGGTGGGGTGGGTCATGTCGAACCTCACGTCGTCGGGGCGACTGGGTCGGGAGAGTCGTCGGGCGAGTCACCGTGATGGCCGGGCTCGTCGTAGATCGGGTCGTCGAACGGCGGCTCGTCCTCGAGCGCACGCACCTCGTTGACCGTCCGCCAGCCGTTGCTCAGAGCGACCTGGTGGGCGGCGTAGCGGGTCGTGGTGTCCGCACGCAGCAAGGCGTCACGGTTGAAGCGGACCATCTGCGGACCCGGTAGCAACGCCCCGAGCGCCTTCTCGATGCGGACGAGGATGCGGTCGAGGCTGTGCTTCAGGTACTGCAGGTCCGACTGGCTGACGTTCTGATAGGTGATCGACTCACCCGACATCGCTGCGAACACCATCGCCGGCGGGACCATGAACCGGCGGGCGATCTGCACCGCCGCCATGCGCTTGGACTCGATCAGCTGCGCCGACTCGGGGCTGGACTGGATCGCCTCGTACTTCCAGCCGGAACCGAACACAGCAGGCTCACGAGTGCCGCTGGTCGCTTTGAGAAACGCTGCCTTGATCTTCTGTGCGCCGTCGGCGTCGATGGTCTGGTCGGTGTAGACGATCGCCGAGGGATGGCCGCCGTCGGTGAAATAGCGGCCGCCGTAGGCTTGGATCGCCAGACTGGCGTCGATCTCGTTCGCCCCGTACTCGACCGGGCTGAGGCCGTACCACGATCCGGCAGGGACGACCTTGCCGGGAGCGTGCCACAGGTCGCCGTTCGGCCACCGCTGCATCTGCTCGCCCTCGACGTCGACGGTCGGGATGCCGTCAACGAGGCGACGCATGACGACAGCACCAGGGTTCAGCAGCTCGATCGCCGTCGGATAGCCCCGCTCGTTGTAGCTGGTGATCCGACCCCAGGCCGAACCGTCGGTGACCATTGAGAACGCCACCGAGTAGAGCCACACGTCAAGGGTGACGACAGCGCTCGGGGAGGCGATCAGCGACGGCACAGGACTCACCGGACGGCGCGCATCGCCGTCCAGACGGACTACATCGACCGGCAAAGACGCCACAGATGACGCCAACAGGTCAGCACATGCCCACACGGCGTCGTCACGGAGCGCACGATCGACCGTCACAACCCGACCGGAGTCGGACACCACGAGACCGGACCACGGTGCAGACAGCTGCGACATTGCGTAGGACCGTTCCTCGGCCCCGCGCTGACGACGGACACGGAACAGCGCCACGTCAGCCCTCGCTCAACAGGCCGCCGACGACGAGCAGCGCACCTAGGACAGCGAGACCAACGGTCACACCGACGGTGAACCCTGCGCCCGTGAGCGCAGCCACGCCCGCGATCTTCAACACGTCAGACAGGTCCACGGTGCTCCTCAGTAAGCCACGAGCGGCTTCGATTCCTCGACAACCAACTCGAGAGTAGTGGCACCCCACAGGGCGATGCTGGCGGCGACCAGCGGGCTGATGTCCGCATGGACCGAGTGACGGGTCCAGCCCCACGCATCGGCGATGCGACGAGTTCGGGCAGCGCCGACAGCCAGTGTCAACAGCGGTTGACGACGATGGCGAACGGTGCCGGCGATCACGGCGTCGTAGAACCTGGCGCACGCAGCGACGTAGTCACGAGTGCGGGTTACCTCAACACGAACCCCAGCGTTGATTAGCTCCGGGATCAGCGAGCTGGCAGGGCCCGCAGCGTCGAGGACTACCGCCAGTGGCTGCCATCGCTCCCACCGTTCGATCATCCACGCCGTCGCACGTTCCGTCGGCACCTGGTCGGCAAGCTCAACGGTGTTACCGTCGGAGACGGCGAACGTGACGCAGCTGCGATCGGGTGGCATGTCGATTCCGAAAACCAGCTGGTCGTCGATGTCGCAGGCAGCGTCATCGTCTCCAAGCTCATCCCATCGTTCGATCGGGATCTTCGACGACTCGGACTCGGTCAACCACACGCCGAGACGTTCGACGGCGAACACCTTGGCTGGCTGCGTCTGTTGCTCAGACTCGACGAACTCCGGGTCGATCCTCAAACCTAAGCCGGGGTTCGCCTTGGCCCACGCCTGCGGGTCCGTCGGATCGACAGACAGTTCATTGGACCACTCGGCCCAATAGAGGCGTCCCGGTTCGGAGGATTGAGCTCGGGCACGGACCCGTCGTATCTGCTCGGAGCTTTCATCAATCGCCTGCGGTGCCGACGTCGTGTACCAGACCTGCGGATTCGGTCGTGCCGACAGCGTGGGCAGCAAAGCGGCCATCGCTTCCGCAGGCAGTAGATACGCCTCGTCGAGGATCAGGCAGTCGCCCGAGAAGCCACGAGCCGATGACTTCGACCTAGCGACGAAACGCAGCCGAGCGCCGGTCTTTAGCTCAATGCACTCCTCGCCATGAGAAGTGCGGACGTTCCGCACCTTGGCTTCGAGGTCAGGCGTGTTCTGCACAAGCGTCAGCACCCGGCGAAACGCCTCGAGTGCCGTCTTGAACTCGTGCGCCGAGTGCAGGATCAGCTCTTCACCGAACAGGAACAGGCCAGC